AAAAGCTAGGTCAGATGTTAGCTGACATGCCTGACAAGGAGACTCAAGAGCCATGAGTACGGTAAACGCTGCGGGTAATTATACAAAGGCAAAGATGCGCAAGAGCTTGTTTAAGAAGATCAAGGCCAAGGCGACTCACGGAACGGCTGCTGGTCAGTGGTCGGCGCGTAAGGCGCAGTTACTTGCCAAGGAATACAAAGCAAAAGGTGGAGGATACCGATAATGGCCGAACCAGAATCAAAGATTGATAAAAAGATTGCAAGTCTTTTGCGCCGATGGAGCGACAAGCTGGATGAAGCGCAGCAAAGATCATTTAATAGAACTTTAGATCGCGGAGGTTTAATAAGTGAATCGCGCTTTGATAATTCTAAAGATAAGCTAAAAACAAAAAAAATGGATCGGACAACTGCAAAACTAGCTCGTCAACTTGACGCAGCCTTTGCTGAAAAAAAGAACCAGCAATCTGGAAAGCCTTATAAACTCAAGGCTAGTCAAATGGTTGGTCGAGGCGGCGGCGGTGGCAGCATTAAGTCACCTGACGAAACAGCGCGTGGTCGTATGTCACTTTTAAAGAAAAAACAGATGTAATGAGCTACGAAGATCGCGGCACACTGAACGCCATACTAAAGAAGCAGAGGGAAGCAGATGAAAGCTCCGCAAAAATCTCTACTTAACTGGGGCAAGCAGAAGTGGCGCACCAAGAGTGGTAAGAAATCCAGCGAGACTGGTGAACGCTACTTACCTTCTGCGGCTATTGCTGCTCTTAGTGATTCTGAATATGCAGCTACAACCCGAGCTAAACGAGAGGGCAAGGCGAAGGGTAAGCAGTTTGTGGCTCAACCGAAAGCGATTGCTAGGAAAGTAAGGAAGTATAGAACATAATGGCTTGGTATCTTAAGAATACGAATGAACTCTGGACTGGCCCCACGCACGAATTTGCTGGTTGGACATGGACTGGTGCAACACGAACCGCTCAATCTTCTAAGCTTATCGAAGGTGAAGAGCCAGTTAAGAAGCCTGTAAAGAAAAAGGCGGCTCCAAAGAAGAAAGTTACAAAATGAGCTTTACCAATTCACTGAAGCAAGAAGAGCTAAACCTTCTACGCAATATAGTGAAGAAGGAACATTTTAAATTCTTTGACCAAAAGCATGGCAAAATGTTTGTGACTAATTACATGCTGGATCAGATGATAGATGCAATTGGGCCAGAGATTGCAGAGCGTATTATTAAACAAGGTACAGACGCGGGGCTGCGGTGACTGAGTTAAAGTACAAACCAGACGGTGATGTGCTAAAAGCATTTATGAAAGACAGTACGTTCTTTCGTGGGATTCGCGGCCCTGTAGGGAGTGGTAAAAGTGTTGGATGCTGTATTGAAGTTTTTCGCAGGTCACTTGAGCAAAAGAAAGGTCCAGACGGAATCCGAAAGTCTCGATGGGCTATTATACGGAACACAAACCCACAGCTACGAACTACAACTATTAAAACATGGCTTGACTGGTTCCCAGAAACAAGCTGGGGAAAATTCACTTGGTCAGTCCCATATACACACCACATCAAAAAAGGTGACATAGACCTTGAAGTTATCTTCCTAGCTCTTGATCGTCCTGAAGATGTCAAAAAACTCCTCTCTCTCGAACTGACTGGCATCTGGATCAATGAGGCTAGGGAGATACCTAAGTCTATTATTGATGCGTGTACTATGCGTGTTGGTCGTTTCCCTAGCATGAAAGATGGTGGGCCTAGCTGGACTGGTGTCATTGCAGATACCAACGCGCCAGAAGAAGATCACTGGTGGCCTATCATGTCTGGCGAGGTTCCAATCCCTGACCATATTCCTCGTGAGCAAGCCAAGATGTTGGTAAAGCCCGACAACTGGGAGTTCTTTACTCAACCATCTGGAATGGTGGAAGTGAAGGGCGAGGATGGTGACATTCAAGACTATAAGCCAAATGACAAGGCTGAGAATCGCCGCCACATGATGGAGTCTTATTATCCAAATCTTATTCGGGGTAAAACAAAAAGCTGGATTGATGTCTATGTTATGAATAGGTTGGGGGCAATCCAAGACGGAAAGCCGATTTATCCTATGTTTGCTGCCGAAGCACATGTATCAAAAGAAGAAGTCCCAATAGCCGCAAACCTCCCTGTATATGTTGGCTTGGACTTTGGGTTGACCCCTGCCGCCACCATCGGGCAGAAGGTGCGTGGCAGGTGGTTGATTCAGCAAGAAATTGTTGCAATTGATATGGGTATTGTAAGATTCGCAGAAGTTCTACGCCAAGAACTAGCGACACGGTTTTCTGCGGCTAGTGAGGTTATTATCTATGGTGATCCCGCTGGTGACTTTAGAGCGCAGACTGATGAATCTACTCCCTTTCACATTCTGCGTGGGGCTGGCTTGAGGGCGTTCCCCGCGCCATCCAACTCTGTTGACCTTCGTCTTGAGGCTGTCTCTTCCCAGTTGACCAAGATGGTAGAAGGGAAGCCAGCCTTTTTAATTGATCGTCGTTGTGCGCAGCTCATCAAAGGTTTTGAGGGCGGTTATCAGTATAAACGCATGGAAGTATCTGGTGAAAGATACAGTGATAAGCCTGATAAGAATATGTTTTCGCACATCCACGATGCCCTGCAATATATGATGTTGGGGGCTGGTGAAGGCCGAGCGTTGATGAATACGCAAAAACCTGCTATGCCAGTGGTAGCAAAGCGTGACTTTGATGTTTTTAAGAGTACCAAGGTGAAGCGTAGAAAGCCTAGCCTTTGGTCAAGATTGTAGGAGAGAGCTATGTGTTTTGGTGGCGGTGGCGGCGGCGGCACAAATGAAGTTCAGGAAGTAGCAAACAAAGCTGCGGCTAGTGAACGAGTTGAAGCTGAGACAGCAAAGCGCGATGAAATAGAGCGCAGAGCAAAACAAAAACGTGAAGATATCTCTGAAGCTATTACCAAGAAAGAACAGGGTAAAGGTATGCGCGGTGGCGCAGGTCGCCGCTCTTTGTTTAAAGCTGGTGGCTCAGGATTTATGGGACGGTTTGATTAAAGATGCAGGGTATAGCAGAGCAAAAAATGAAGCGTTACGAAAAGGCGAAAGCTTTTCGTGAGAACTGGGTTCCTCTTTTTGAGGAATGTTATGAATATGCTCTGCCACAGCGCGAGTCTTTTTACTATGAAGAGGCAGGGCAACGTCGAGATGAAAAGATTTTTGACGAGACTGCCGTTGTTGGGGTGCAAGAGTTTGCATCTCGCTTGCAATCTGGGCTAGTTCCTAACTTTGCACGATGGGCTGACCTAGCGTCAGGCAGCGAAGTGCCAAAAGATCAGCGTGAAGATGTAGACAATGAGCTTGATGATGTCACTGAATACGTCTTTGAGGTTCTTAATAACTCTAACTTTGCGCAAGAAGTACATGAATCATTCATGGATTTAGCAGTTGGCACTGGAATCCTGTGTGTGGAAGAAGGTGATGCGGTTAATCCTGTCATTTTTACTGCGATTCCATTGCCACATGTTGTGTTGGATGCTGGCCCTGACGGTAAGATTGATCACGTTTTCCGTGAGCGTAAGAAGATTAAGTTTGATGATCTTCCTATTTTGTACAAGAAAGAGAACTTTGACCCTAGAGTTATGAACCTTATGGGCAAGGATCGTGAGACAAATGTTCTTGAAATAGTTTGTCGAGATTACTCAAAGCGTAATGAGGAAGCCCATTATCATTATGCAATCTGTATGACCACGAAAACAATCCTTCACGAAAAAGAACTAAAAGGTTTAGGCTCTAATCCTTTCATTTGCTTTAGATGGTCTAAGTGTTCTGGTGAAGTATATGGTCGTGGCCCACTGCTTAACGCATTGTCTGCAATCAAAACAACCAACCTTACCATTGAGATGATCCTTGAGAATGCTCAAATGTCTATCTCTGGAATCTATCAGATGGAAGATGATGGGGTGATTAACCCTGATACTATTAGCTTAGTGCCAGGGACTATCATTCCAAAGGCTATGGGAAGCTCAGGCTTACAGCCCATAAATGCAGCGGGTCGTTTTGATGTTGCTCAACTTGTCCTTGGAGATATGCGCAACAATATTCGTGAAGCTCTCTACATGAATATGCTTGGTGATCCCAACAAAACACCAGCTTCTGCAACGGAAGTTGCGGAGCGTATGGGTGACTTAGCCAAAAGAATGGGCGCGGCCTTTGGGCGATTGCAGTCTGAGTTGGTTCAACCAGTTCTTCAGCGGGTTATCTATATTCTTAAGAAGCAAGGCCGCATTGAATTGCCGACAGTCAATGGCCGTGAGGTTCGCGTAAAGTCGATTTCACCACTAGCGCAAGCTCAAGCAAACCAAGACATATCAACAGTTGCTCGATTCTTAGAGCTAGTTGGTGGGGTCTTTGGCCCAGAGATGTTGCAGATTCTTATTGATGGAGAGCAGACTGCGGTACACTTAGCTAAGAAGTTTGGCGTTCCAGACAATCTAATACGAGATGAAGATCAGCGTAGACAGATTGCTGCAATTGCACAGAAGATAGCACAAGAACAGGGGATGCAACTTGGCGACCAAAGCTAATATTGGGATTGATGGTATTCAGCGTAATTCGGAAGCAGACCTGAATATTAGTAAGAATATAGCTCAAATCTTCAGCACACCTACAGGGGCCGAGGTGTTACGTTATCTTAGATCGATAACAATTGAGATGGTGAATGGCCCTAATGTTTCTACGGAAGAGTTGAGACATATAGAAGGGCAGCGTTACTTAGTTGGCCTTCTAGAACATCGTATCAATCATGCACATCGGAGTAAGAACAAATGAGTACTGAGGGAGCAATTGAAGTAGCAGCCGAAGATGGCCGCGATTTTGTAACTGAAGAAGACGTTCAGGCAGCGGAAGCCCCGCCAGCACCAGAACGCCCTGAGTGGTTGCCAGAGAAATATAAGACTGGTGAAGACTTAGCTAAAGCGTACAAGGAACTTGAGTCTAAGCTTGGTGCTAAAGACGATGATATCCGCAACTCAATTATTGAAGAGATTCAGAAGGAAGCGTTTGCTGATCGTCCAGAAACCGCTGGTGACTATGTGTTGCCAGATAGCGTTAATGCAGATGAGTCTGTAGATAATGACTTGCTAAAGTGGTGGTCAGAGCATTCTTTTGAAAACGGCTATAGCCAAGAAGAGTTTGAGCAAGGAATTGAGATGTACGCTCAAGCAGTTCTTGGTAGCCAACCAGACATTGAAGCTGAGACTGCAAAACTGGGTGACAATGCAAGCGCACGAATTGACGCTGCGTCAGCTTGGGCAAGTAAGTTTTTCCCAGAAGAAACTATGTCAGCAATTGAACGCATGTGCGAAACTTCTGAAGGCATTGTTGCTTTAGAGACTATGATGGAAGCAATGAAAGATGGATCATTTGCTGCGGATGTAGAGTCTGTATCTAGAACAACTGAGGCTGAATTGCGTCAAATGATGCAAGACCCTCGTTATTATGATAGCACACGGCGCGATCCAACTTTTGTAAAGCAGGTTGAAGATGGCTTCAAGCAAATCTACAGAAGCTAAGATTTTGACAAGGGGGGCATTTTATATGACCCCCCTTAGTCCCTTTCACTTAGATGAGATTGCAGAGAATCTGTCACTTGAGAATCGTCGAGAGCTTAGAATTATGGGCTATACCGATCTTCGAGTAGCAATCAGCGAAATGTATGAGCAATCTGAGGCTTACATTGTTCGTAAGGAGAATGGCCCAATCATATTTGCTGGTGGTCTTTGGTACTCTGAGGATCAAGATTATCCGCAGATGTTTGCTCTCTTTATGAATGAGGCAATGAATAAGTATCATTTATTGGCTCGTGGATCAAAGATGTTAGTAGACTTTTTGTCTAAGACACAAGACCACATGACCATGACAATATTGTCAGATTATGAGGGTATGGCTAACTGGGCTGTGTGGCTAGGCTTTGAGCCAGTAGGTGTTATAGAAGCTGGTCACTATAAGTACATTGAATTTATTCGTTGCAATTTAGATGAAAATTGTGTTTACGATAGGACATCACGGCCCGTGGTACACTGATTGGCCCGAAAGGATACCCAAGTTGAGGTGAGGAAAGCGGATACCCGTAGTAACCCGAAACTTCAATTTAGGACTGTAAAATGGCTAATACAATCGACCAAGCCTTCATCAAGCAGTTTGAGTCAGAAGTTCACATGGCGTACCAACGTATGGGTTCCAAGCTACGCGGAACTGTTCGTACAAACAATGTGACTGGTTCAACAGCACGATTCCAAAAGATCGGTGCTGGTACTGCAAACACTAAATCACGCAACGGCAATGTAACAGCAATGGAGCTGGCGCATACCAATGTAGAAGTCACAATGGCTGACTACTATGCACCAGAGTACATCGACAAGCTAGACGAGTTGAAAATCAATATCAACGAGCGTCAAGCTGTCGCACAATCTGCTGCTGCTGCTCTAGGCCGTAAGACTGACGAGATCATCACAACAGCTATGGACGCTGGCGCAAACTCAACTGCAATTGCAGATGCAACTGGCGCATTAGTCAAAGCTGACCTGCTAACTTTGTTTGAAACATTCGGTACAGCTGACATTCCAGAAGATGGTCAACGCTATCTTGCAATGTCACCTGCTGGTTTTGCTGACTTGTTCAACATCACTGAGTTTGCATCTAGTGACTTTGTTGGCCCACAAAACTTGCCATTTGCTGGCGGTATGACAATGAAAGAATTCTTGGGCTTCAAGATTTTCTCAACGTCTGCTGTAGCTGGCGGTAAGAACTTTGCCTACCACACATCTGCGGTTGGTCTAGGTATCAACTCTGACGTACAGACTGAAGTCAACTACGTTCCAGAGAAGGTATCACACCTAACCACATCAATGATGTCTATGGGTTCTGTTGTTATTGATGACAACGGTGTCTACGAAGTTCTAGACAACAACTAATAGGGATGGGGGCTACGGCCCCCAACTTTACT